GCCGTGAGCTGGCTCACGCCGATCAGGGCGCCGACGAAAACGCCGACGGCGTTGATGGTCGTGACGATCTCGCCGCAGTGAGGCAGTCCCCACTGCGGGCCGACCGCGCCGACCAGCCATGCGACGGCCGGCAGGGCGATCAGCGCGACCCACTTGAGGATCTCGTATGCCTTGTCGTGCAGCAGATAGTCGAGCTCAGTCTTGGTGTCCTTGTCCATTCCACACCTCCTTTATGTGTTGCAGGAACCGGCTCCACAACGCTTAATCGTGGAGCCGGAGTCCGGTCAGCGGAGCCGCTGGCCTGGATAGATGGTGTACGGCGGGCGGATGCCGTTGCGCTGGGCCGCGGCGTACCAGCCGGATCCGTAGATCTTCCACAGGCTCTCGCCTGCGCTGACCACGTGCGTGGACGAGTAGGTCGTGGACGGCGTGGAGACGGTGGACGAGCCGTAGTAGGTGATCGTCTGGCCGACATAGATCCGGTTGATGTTGCCGGACGGCACGCGCCATGCGGAGGCCGGCTTGAGGCCGGTGCGCTCGGCGATGGCCGACACGGTGTCGCCGGAGCGGACAACATAGGTGCGGGTCGTCGTGCGGGTCACGGTGGTCGGGCCGGAGTACGTCGAACCGGACAGGCGGCTGTTGACGATGTTCATCACCGCCTGGTAGTTGTCGCCGAGACGGGCCTGCCGATCGGCGCCGTTGCCATAATCGCCGCGGATGACGGCGGTGGCCATGGCGTTCAGGTCGGTGGTATTGGTCGTCCGCTTCTCCACGTGGACGTTCGGCGTGCCAGTGGATCCTCCGGTGGTGGAGCAGCCGGCGCGTTCGCCGCAGGCGATCTTGCGCCATGCCGTCCTGTCTCCGAAGAATTTGTCGAGGTCGAGCGGACCGCGGCCGTTCAGGTAGCCGGTGCTCGTGTACTGGAGCATGCCTTCGCCCTGCGATCCGGCGAGCCATGGGGAGTCCTGGTAGCCGGTCGCGTAGTTGTTGGCGTACTGGGCCGCCCACAGCATGCACTTGGCTCGGACGTCCGCCGGGATCTGGCCGACGAAGCCCTTGGAGCAGTAGACGACGGGCCACACTCCCGTGCGGGCGTGGACGCGGTAGACCCACGTCCGCACCCAGTTGCTGTTGCCCCACGCGGCGTTCTGGTATGGCTCCCAGTCGAGGACGAGCATGGCCTTGCCGACGTATCCGTTGATGTGGTTGACGAAGTTGTCGGCTTCGGTCGTGGCATCCATGCCGGACGCGTAGTCGTACAGTCCCAGCTCCTTGCCGGTGTTGACGGCGCCGGATGCCTGCTGGCCCCAGCTGGAGTTGATGTACCAGCCCTGGTTGACCTTGACGATCGCGAAGTCTGCCGGAGCGACCTGCGTGATGTCCGGAGCCTGATAGCCGGATACGTCGTATCCGTTCAGGTCGGCCATCGCGGCTGGCGCCACGACCATGGCGATGGCCATGACCACGCCGGTCACCGCCAGCCGGAATCGTTTGAGCCACGGTGGCTTGTGCTTGCGCATTCTTTTCCTTTCTCTATAAACGGGAAACCCCACGTTTTCACGTGGGGTTTCATGGGTTATGGCGGCGTCACATGTGGGCGCCACGGTTGAAAAGCAGGACGAGCGCGGCGAGACCGATCCAGGCGATGACGAAGGTCATGAGTCCTCCACGGTCTCCGGCGCCACGTCGGTGCGCAGCTCGTCCGGCAGGTGCGGCTTCGGATGCCGCTTGAGGAAGTCGGGCTCGACGATCTCGCAGAACTGCTGAAGCCAATGGAAGAGGCTCCTCGTGTAGGCCGTGAGAGCGAAATATTTGCGCTGCTGGACCTCCAGATGCTGGATCTGCTCCTCCTGCGACTCGACCTGATCGCGAAGCGGCTTGATGACGGAATCCGTGAGAATGTCGCACGCCTTCGCGGCGATGTCCGCGGTGTCCCTGCGCCTGCTGGAGACGGCACCGATGATGGCGCCCACTCCCCCGCCTCCGACCAAGGCGACGAGCAGCGAAGTCCAGAATTCCGTGCTTGAAAAGAGATCAAGCGGAGGCATCAGTCCTCCCAGGGGTCAAGCTTGGACTGCACATCGTCCCGGTATTTTTCGGGCACTTCGTCCAATTCCATGCGTCCTGCCTTGACAAGGCGGACATACATGCGGACAGCTGCCGCGCGGTTGACTTTGGCCATGGTCACTCCTCCTTTCCGGATCCGGTGGTATCGGCGGAATCGGCGCCACCGGTGGTGGTCTTGTCGTTCGCCGCAGCAGTGTCGGACGGCGTGGAGTCGGCCGAGTCATCGGTGGAATCACCGTCGGAGTCATCGGCGATGAGGTCGGCCAGCAGCTGGGCATTGTCCAGAGAGGACTGCTCCAACGCAGTGATGCGATCGAGCACCGGCTGGGAACTGGTGACGTCGCCCTCGAAGAGCATGTCGGCCTGCTCGATGGCCTCCTGCTCCTGCAGCGGGAGCACCTGGTAGGATTCGACGGCCGTCCATTCGCTCCACGCCGACATCTGGTCGGTGGCCTCGTGATTGACCTGCTTGATGTTCTTGCGGATGCGGATGTCGGCTAGTCCGTCGTAGCGGAGATGGTATTCGACCGCGTCCAATGGCGTGGCCGAGCTGACGTTCTGGATCATTGTCATTCCTTCCTGTTGTGCGCCGCGATGGTGTTCCTTGCGTGGCGGACGATCTGATCGACGTCGTGACGGCGCCGGTATTGGATTGAATCGCTGTTTTTGAGCCAGCCGTAGTAGCTGGCGCAACGGTATGCGAGCCGAAGACTAGAGGGGTTCCGCGCGTATCGACGGAATGAGCGTCGTGCGCGGAGGAAGATGCCCGCCCTGACGCCGGTATGGTCTAGGTAGAACGTGAAGCCCACCATGTCGATTGGCTCCATGCCGACATGCTTCACATTCCACGTCGGGTGAATCTCCAACCTGAGTACGTCATGCAGGTAGGCGCGTATGCGTTTGACGGCGATGGTCAAATCACGCTTCGAGCGGCCAACCAGAAGCACGTCATCCATATAGAACAGCAGGTGCGTTACGAGCCGCCTAGTGGTTATCTCGCCGGTCTTGCGGTTCACGCGCTCCTTGGAGAGATGCTGTTCGCAGAAGTGGTAGGCGTAGCTCAGGTAGTAGTTCGCGAGCCACTGGCTCAAATAACTGCCTATGTTGAGTCCGTCATCGCCCTTGTACTGGTCGATGAGATGAAACGTCAAATCCAATAACCGCTTGTCTCCCACGTCGCGGGTCAGCAACCGTTTCAACACCTCGCGGCTGATACTTGGATAGCATTTGCGCACGTCCAGTTTTACGAACACTTTGCTGGACGGTTCGCGCACCCATTTCCTGATCGCGCGACGTGCGTCGGCTATGCCCCTGCCGGGGATGCTTGCCGTCTGCCATCTGCCTACCTTCGCGCGGAACAATGGCATCAATGCCGTGCCGCAGACGTAATCGTAGATTTGATGGCGGATGCTCTCGCGTCCGATGATGCGTATCTTCCCGCTTATCGGCTCCACCCTACGGAAATAGCGGATGGGCACAAACGAATACTCACCGCGTCTTATCTCGTCGGCTATCTGCCGTGAGAGCAAATCCAAGTCGTGATGTCGGCGTAGGAAGTCGCTCACGTCGCGTCGTGAGCGTTTGCCTTTGAGGAACCGTTCGATGCAGTCGCGCACGAACTCGGGTTCGGTGATGCGACTGTGTTTGCAGTATGTTTTCATAAAAGCTATAGGGGGATGTTGGCGGCGTTCGCAATGTGCTACCGGTCGCGTTCTTGATTTGATTTTCGGCATGGCCGAGGCAAGCCCTCTCGCATATCCCCAAGGCGGAGGGTAGTCGTGACGGAAAATTAAGAGATAACCCTATTGGCGACCGCCGTAGTTCCACCTAGCATTCGACAAATCGTTCCTGCCATTCGCGTTGAACAACCCGCAGTGAGAACCGTTCCTGAGATTGCCACCGCGCTGCAAGAGCAGGAGGAACCCGGCGAAACCGTCACGAATCCCAATGAATTATTACCAATGGTCATATTCGGTGGGAGCGGAGGGGGCTTTCGCCCCCTCGCTAACGCTCACCCCCAACCGCCCGCACTAGGCGTACGTGCGGCCAAGAACGGATAGGCGACCGCCGCAGTGCCACCAAGCATCCGACAAATCGCTCCTGCCAGACGCGAGGAACAACCCGCAGGGAGAACCGTCCCAGAGATAGCCACCGCGCCGCAACTCGTGCAGTCCGGGCTGGGCGATCGGGTTGATAATCAGAGCGTCGGTCAGGCCGCTGGTGCTTGTCGCGCCGACGCCGGTCGGGAGCAGGAAACCGTACTTCTCCACGAAGTCGGTCTGCCACTGCCACTGGTTGTCGGTCTTGTCGGTGACTGCCGGATAGTCGCCAACATGCGTATAGTCGGCGGTGATGGCGGTGCCGCTCGCCTTGGTCGTGTCGAACACCTTCCACACTTCCGTATGGCCGGAAGTGTCGGAGTCCTTGACGTTCTTCAAAATGACATCGCCTTCGGTCTCGTAGAGGCCGTCGAAGAGTTCGATGCCCTGCAATTTGACCGGCTGGTGGGTCTTGGACACGTCCTCGCGTGGGATGCCATCAATGCCGAGCACGCCATCGGTGGAGCCGGTCAGGTACGGCATCTGGGTGACATGCATGGTCGTAGCAGTGGTGAAGGCCGCGCCGGACACGTTGATGGCGGTGGTCGCGGAATCCACGGTGGTCTTGCTGATGACCTTCCGGTAGGCGGCGGCCTCGCCTGTCTTCACGTCTCCACGGTCGGTGCCGGTGCCCACGCTGATGTAGGAGCCGAGGTCGATGCTCGCCGCGTCCGATGTCTTCGCCAGCACGCGGGTCACGTTCGATTCCGCCTTGCTGACGTTGACCTGACCGGAACCGTTGAAGTCGCCACCCAAGTAGCGTTCAATGTCCTTGGTGGCGTACTTCAAGAGGTACATGACCTGCGTGTAGAACGTGTCGGCGCTGGTCTTGCCGCTGTAGCCCTTGCCCTTGCTTCCGGGCACCGCGACACTGCCCTGCTCGCTCATGGCGGTCAACTTCTGGCCGCTCACGGACGCGACCTTGCCGCCAAAGTTGCTGAGCGGATACTTCGCGTAGGCCATGCACGGACGGAGCGTGCCATCCGGCAGAAGAGCGCCCGGCATCGGAGAATAGCCGTCATACTGCGTGTCCGAATACCAGATGGTGAGATAGTTCGTATCGAACTCGAACTTATAGAAGCCAACGGTCGTGATGACGAACACGTCGCCATTCGAGCCATCATTGGCGTAATTGCCAGCCAAGCCCTTGATGGCCTTCACCACCGGCGTGCCATCGTCGTTCACCGCCACGTTCGCGTCGAACACGCGGAACGCGGACAGTCCCGCGTAATCGTCACGTCCGGCACGATAATTCGTGGACGGCACCACGGTCAAACCAGCATTATCCCCGACCTTCACACCATCCGGCGAATTCGAGAAACTGTAGAGCGGGAAACGCACGCCATACGTCCTGCCGTCACGATGCGCGGCGAAATACTCGCGCACGTTCGTCACGACCTTCTTGGCCGCGTCGTAGGCGAATCTGGATCCATTCGCGTTTTTCTGCGCGCGTTCGAGCTGGACGTAGTCGCTCAGGCGGATGACTTTGTCTGTGTCTACCATTTGCTGCCTTCCTTATGCGTTGATTGCGGAGACGGCCCAGTCGATGTCGGACTGGTCGATGTCGGAGAGCGGATTACCCGCATTGGGGATGAGGGTCGTCGGGTCGACGGTCACGAGGTCGGCGAAATTGACCGGATTGGAGCTGTCCGGCACGTCGAAGGTGACGTTGAATTCGTGGCGTGTTCCTGCGCCGACGGTCAGGGTGTACGCCCAGTCCTTGCCTGTTGGCGGGAGGTTGAGGGTGGCTACGCCGTGTGTGTCGAGGTTAGTTTTGAGTGTCTCGTCAACGACGATTTTCTTGGTCGCGGTGGCGAACCGGCTGGTCGGTGTGACGCTGATCGGGTCGTTGGCGAGGTCGACCACCCCGCTGGTGTCGAGTTTTCCCAGGTCGAATTTGACTTGTGTCATTTTTCCTCCTTGTTTTCGGTGGTGTTGAGCCGTCTCGTGGCTTCGGCGAGTTGTGCGCGCAGGATGGCGTTCTGTTTCGCGAGGTCGGCGATCTGGCGTGCGAGGTCGTCGATGACGGTGTTGGCGTCGGCGGTGATTTCCATTGCCTGTCCTTTCGTCAGTCGGAGGCGGTCATCGTGTCGATGCGGGTGATGTTCCGCAGGTCGGCGAGCGCGGTGTTTTGTGTGATGTGTGTGGTGATGTCTTCGAGTGTGGTGGTGTCTGGGTTGTTGTTGGTGATGGTGGCTCGGATGCCTCGGGTGTCGTTTTGCCAGATTTCGCCGTTGTCGGTGCTGTAGGTGTAGCGGAGGCCGAGGCGGTAGAGTTCGGCTTTCATGCTTTCTTTGGGTGGTCGGAGGTCGAGGATGTTTTGTGTGGTGTCGGTCATGGTTTCCTTTCGGTTAGAGGGTGTACATCATGAAGACGCTGACCCACCATGCGTCGTTGGTTTGGCGGACGCCGACGCGGAGGTGGCCGCGTAGGTAGTTGCCGTCGCCGTTGATGCCGGTGGTGTTGCTGGGGTTGGTGTTGCCTGGGACGAATGCGCCGCCGTAGAGGCCGTTGTTGAAGATGCAGGGGACGTTGAGGCCGATTTTTGGGATGAATCCTTGTTTGAAGTATCCGATGTCCCAGTAGTCGCCTGATTGGAATGTGACGGGTTTTCGGTCTGCGCGTTGTAGTTCGAGTTGCATGTAGCAGGTGTTGCCTGTGACGGTCATGTGGCTTCGTGGGTCTTTGCCGCTGTCGCCGCAGTAGGTTGTCCAGCCGTTGGCGGGGACGAACCAGTCGTTGAGGTCGGTGTAGATGACTGGGTCGATGCGGATGCCGTTGACGTAGATGCCGAGGCCGCCGACCTGTTGGGCCCAGCCGTCGCTGCCGTTGACGTCGATGCGTCCGGCCTCCATGACGACGCGGGATGCGCCGCTGTTGTATCGGACTACGCTGAGTTCGCTTTTGTCGGGGTTGATGCCGATGTTGAGCCGCCGGTAGGCTCCGGGGTCAGGCTGGTCGGTGTTGAAGCCGCGGGATTGGCCTTGGACGTACCATGTGACCGCTTTGGAGTCGTGGCATTCGAGGAGGCCGTAGACGCTGCCGTCGTCGGTGGTGGTGTTGCGCATCTCCAATCGCGGTCCGGACAGGGCGGTGGCGAAGCTGCCGGCGAGCATGTTGGCCTTGCCGTTCAGATGCACGGTGTTCTCGCCTTGGTCGTCCCAAAAATCGAGAGCCCCGCCCGTCAATTTGAATCCGACCTTGTCCGAGGTGCTGGACTGGATTTTCGTGCCGGTGATCGTGCCGCCGGTGATCGTGCCGCCTTCGAGGATTGGCGCGGTGATGCGGCCGTTGGTCATGACAGGGCCGTCCATTTTGACGCTGCCATCGGTCTTCAGGGTGAATTTGGCGTTGCCGGCCTGGTCATAGCCGATGAGACCGCCGGAGGTGAGCTTGACGCCGCGGTTGGCATCCGAAGTGGTCTGGACGATGGCGCCGGTCACGGTGGCGCCCGAGATTGAGCCTCCGGATTGCACCGCGCCTTTGATGCTCAGGACGCCGGTGGCGAGCGAATATGCGAGGCCGGTGCCGAGATACATGCCGGCGGCGTTGAGTTTGATGTGCGCGGAGGACGGATCCTCGCTGTCTCGGAATTCGGATCCGATGATGGTGGCTCCGCGGGCGGTGCCGGTGAAGGTTTTGGCGTTCGCGTCGATGTCCTTGCGTGCCTGCGCGAGGTCGTCGGAGACCTTGCCGACCTGTGTGCCCGTGTCCGTCTTCGCGGCGGCGAGGATTTCCGACGCGCTGTCGGCAAGGTCCTTCTGTGACACGACGGGCGCGATGATGATGGTCGCGTGGTCGGACGCCGGCGACGCGTTCGGGGCGGGCAGGCCGTCGGCGTCGTGGGCGCAGTCGTAGGCGATGGCCCAGATCTCAACCACATCGCCGACCGGCAGGATGCCGGTGGTGATCTCCCCCCTGCCGCGCAGCGCGCCAAGGTCGATGGTCTTCCCCGTGCTGTCAGGCTTCGCGAAGAGCTCCACGTGGTCGAAGTCGGCGGGGATGCCGCCTTCGAGCTCGCCGTCCCATCTGGCGCACGCGACCTCCAATGAGGATGTGGCGGACACGCCGATCGGACGGCCGGGAGGGGTCGTGTCCCCGACGAACGGGATGAGGCCACCGGCACCGGGCATGGGCTCGGCCACTCCGCCTCCGAGCCATGTCTGCGTGCCGTCGCCGTTGTCCACGGCGATGGTGCCGGTCAGGCAGGTCGAATGCGAGCCGGCCTTGGCGTATGCGGCGCTGGCCAGGGCAAGTGCGAGGGAGTCGTCGGCTGGTCTGATCTCCATGTGACTGGCCATGTGGTGCCTCCTTAGTCGAATGGTTCGGCGATCGGGTCGAATTTGAGGGTGACCTTGCCGGTCTGGTCTCCGCTCATCTGCATGAGCCTCATGGTGGTGACGCCGTCCGGCCAGTCGGGGAATCCGTCGATGGCGACGTCGAAGGTCTCCCCCGGCCAGAAGCTGCCGAGCGGATGCAATGGCAGGCCGTTGGCATCCACGTCGTTGGCGTCCATCTCGCCGGACAGTTGGCAGAGCGGCCGCCGGTTGGCGAGCATCGCGGCGTTCGCGGCCGAGGAGAGCAGTTCCCAGGTCTTCGCGTCCGACGCGCTGAGCGTGGTCTCGCGCAATGGCCATGGGTCCTCGCGTCTGGTCAGGGAGAGGTCTTCGGCCAAAGCGCACATGGTGCCACTGTCCGCGCCGGATCCCGTGGCATAGACGCGCATGATGGGCGCGCACCTGTCGATCTTGATGTTCTCCAGAGTGCCGCCCTGCGGATGGCAGGAGAGGCTGAGCCGCCTGTCCTGGTTGAGGTGGACGTCTCCGTCACTGCCGGCGAGGAAACGGAAGCGGATGTGCTGCGAATCCGCCAGGTACGGCCTGAATTGCATGTCGGGGCCGCCGTCCGCGTCGGCGATGTTCTTGAGGATGTCCGAGCACTTGTGGCTGCCGATGTTCGAGTCCTGGTATTCCGCGACGGTCTGGCGCGGCAGGATGGTTTTGTGCGGGCCGTCCGTGGCGGTGGTGCTGCCGGTCTGCTTGCCGTCCGCGTCGAACGAGAACACCACGGTGGTGGTGGTCACGGTCCGCTCCGAGTAGTCGGCGTGGTTTTTGGTGACGGTCTTCTTGGTGACGGTGGTCTGCGCCGTGGTGATGGTCTTGGTCGTCGTATGCTGCTTGGTCACTGTCCCCTTGCGCGTCTGGTAACTGTACGGCTTGGTTTCGGCGACCTGCTTGGTCCGCTTCGACACGTGCTGTTCAGTGATGGTGCTGGTGTCGCCGTCCACCACGGTCTCGACGTAGCCATCGGCCAAGGTCTCGCGTCTCTTGGATTTGGTCTTGGCCGCGGTCTTGTCCTCCGTCGCGCCGTCGGACGGCAGACTGTGCGTGCCGACCTCGTTGAGATACGGCAAGTCGATCGGCAGCGAGCCGCCGGGCTTCATCTCGGTGCATTGGCGGATGACCTCGCATGCCAGGGCGCGCCAGCTGAGGTTTTCGAACCGGTATTTCCGTGTGCTGGTGTGGTTCGCGCCGGTGCCGAACGCCCCCTCGTGGACGAGATACCGGTCCTCGAGCATGCCGAACATGCTGACGACCGGCACGCTGACGTCATGCCAGCTTGACGTGCGCACACCCAGCGCGCCAGCCAGAATCGGCGTGCCCAATGAGGACGGGTCGTCCATCGGCGAGCGCCAGAAGAGTGCGAGTCCACGCTTGTATGGTTGGAGTGCCGCGGCTCGTGCGGCTGGTGTGGTGCCGGGGATTTCGGTCCATGGGAGTTCGAGGCCGCTGATGGAGTCGTCTCCGAGTCCTTTGTCCTTGGTGGTGACGAATGAGCAGTCGGACACGGTCATGGACCAGGAGAAGCTGGGGATGTCGATCTCCTGCGCCAGTTGGCCGCTTTGAACGTCGTAGAGGAAGGCGCGCCAGCTCATACCACCGGCCCCCTGTCCCAGATGATGAAGCGGCGGCCGCACCAGAGGGCGTCCTTGTTGTCCTGTGATGGGTTGTAGTGGAAGACGGGTGCGGATCCGTTTTGGAGCCACGTGCGCAGCCTTGCCGTGTGCCGTCCTGCGGCCACGGCGGCGATATAAGAGGTCTCATGTGTCTGCCATGCGCCGTAGCTGACGAAGTTGGCGCAGGAGTGGTCGAGGTCCTTGCCGTCGAGCTGGAATCCGATGGCCCATTCGCACCGGTGCGACATGTCGCTCCAGGAGGTCGCGCCGGCGGAGCTCAGATTGGTTTTGAACTGGAATTCGACCATCCTGTCGGTCGGCAGGGTGAAGTCGATGGGCTGTTCGAAATAGTATTTTTTGACGGTCGAATCGCCCGTCATGTCACGACGGTCCCAGTTCTCGCCGAGTTTTCCGAGACTGGAGCCGTATGGTAGGGCGTAGTCCGGCGTCCACATCTGGGTGGCGCTGGCCGTCGAGGTCGCGCCGGCCGGCATGCGCATCTTGCGGAGCATGGTGCAGCCGGCGGGTATCGTCGGTTCGGCCGGGTTCGCGCTTGGCGTGCCTTGGGTGACGCCTAGGGTGACGTAATTGTCGGAATCCTTGTATTCGAGCTGGTTGTGCGCGCAGATCCAGACGATGTCGATGCGCGGATTTGATGGGTCTCCGGCGGACACGGCCGGGGTCTGGCCTCCCTCGTGGTAGGCGATGGTCTTGCCGTCGCTGTCACCACGCGAGCAGACGGCCACTCCCGCGCCGACGTTGTACCGCAGATCGTTCCTGCCGGTGACGTTCAACCCGTCGATGATGCCGCAGTTGGCGAACTGGGCGCCGAGGATTCGACGGTGGACGAGCGGTGTCACGCCGATGTTGCTGGTGTTCGGTGCGATGCCCAATGCAACAGTGCTCATTGCTACTCCTTACATGTATGTGTCACGTACCGCGCAGTCGACGAATCCGCCGCCAAGGCTGCTCAGGACGACGTTGATGGATCCATCGGGCGGGACCGTAGGAAAGCCGCGCTCCTCCAGCGTCCGGCTCACGTCCTGCCCTCCGATCGAGGCGGTTCGCGTGCGCGAGTCGAGGACGAGGGGCACGTCTTGGACCGGTTGCGTGCAGTGGATGGACTGCTGCAATCCGGGGAAGTCGAGTCTCACGCCGTCGGGCATGGGACCGTTGACGATGAAGACCGGGTAGGCGCGGCTGGATCCCTGGTTGGTTAGGACTCCGACGTTGGTGCCGGCGCCTTCGGCCTTGAGGCCGTATGAGAGCGGGTATCTGAGACCGGTGTGGTTTGTGCTGTAGTCGAGGCCGCCGCCTGCCATGCTGACATGCTGTGCGGTGAGCTGGATCCGACGAGCTTCGGCCGCGACTCGCTCCGGCCGCTCGAACACGAGCGTGATGTCGCCACTGAGGTTCTGCCAGAGGGGATTCTGGATCTTCTGCTCGAGGCTCCTGCTGTAGTAGCCGCCGACACATTGCGTGTCCTGTCCCTGGTCGGTGACGCGGCAGGCGACGAGGCCATGGACGGCCCGGTCGAGCTGGGCGAGCAGGCCGAGCGCCTCCTGTCGGTCTCCGGCGATGACGCGGTAGCCAACGGTCACGACGCGCGCCGCGTAGAGGATGTCGGATTCGGCGATGTCGTGGCCACCGTCCCCCTGTCCCCTGGCGGTGACGGTGATCTTCGGGTCCGGCGTCTGATACCATCCGGCGATGCCGGTCAGCGCGATGCCGGGCCCCTGCCAGTCGCCGTCGCCGTGGAGGGTGACGCTCGACCCGTTCGCGGTGAGTGTGACGTCTGACATCAGCGAGCGCTCCTTACTGCCGCGCTGGCGGTGCGGCCGATGATGGTGCCTGTCACGCTTGGCTGTTGCGTGGTGACGATCTTCATCGGCATGTTGACAGTGGTGGCTCCCGCTTCGGCCGGCATTTCGACCTTGACGACAATCGGCATGTCGCGCGAGGTGCTGAATGCCTCGCGTGGGATTTTCATCTCGTTGATGGCACGCATGGTTTCCAGGCCGTAGTAGTCGACCGCGGCGGCCCTGTGGGTGTATTCGCCTGCCGCGAGGCGGGCGTTGAGCAAGTACACGCTGTCGCTGAGGCTGTTGCCGGGCGCCCATGCCGGATCCACGTAGCCGGAGAAGAACATGCCACCTCCGGCGAACCGCTGGAAGGTGCCATCAGTGAACATGCCGCCGGTGTAACCGCCCTCCTTCTTCGTGTGCTCGGTGACGGTGAAGGACTTGTCGGCGATTTTGAAGTTGTTGATGGACTGGAGCACCGGTGTGGCCTGGTCGTTGACCGAGGCGGTGGCCTTCTTGTCCTTGAGTTTCTTGGCGTTGACTGCGTCGACCTTCGGTCCGGCCTTGTCGGTCGAATCGAGCGTGTTGCGCTTGTTGGTCAGCTTCTTCGCGTTCGCGGCGTTCGTCTTCGGCGTGGCCTTGTCCGTGGAGTCCAAGGTGTTGCGCTTGTTGGTCAGCTTCTTGGAGTTGGCCTTGTCAACCTTCGGCGAGGCGTTGTCCTTGGCGTCGAGCTTGGCGGTAGCCTTCTTGTTGTTGAGCTTGTTGACATTCGCGGAGGCCGTCTTAGCTTTTTTGGACGCCTTGTCGGTCGCATCGAGGGTCGCCTTGACGTGGGTCTTGTTGAAGGCCTGCATCATCTTCTGCACCTTCTTGACGCTGGCCGCGGCCTTCTTCGCGTCGGCGTCCAGCGTGGCCTTCTCGTCGATCTCGTGGAACTTGCCGAGACTCGTCTTGGCGTCCTTGGTCTTCTTCTTGGCCTTGGAATCATCCACGTCGAGCTTCGCCTTGTTGTTCTCGGCTGTCAGCTTGATGCTCTCGATGTTCGCCTTGATGCTGTCCGAGCTCAGACCCCACCTGTCTGCGAGGTTGTTGGCGGCCTGTTCGCTCATGCCGGACGCTTCGGCCTGCTTGACGATTGCATCACGCGCATCCTGCAGCACTTGATTGGCGCGATCAATCTCACCATTCGAATAATTGGTGTTCTCGCCCTGTTTGAGGATCTTCTCGGCTGCGTTCTGCGCGGCACCGGCGATGTCCTCCAAGGCCTGCTTGGTCTTCGTGCCCTTTTCGCTGAAGCGATCGAGCAAGTCACCATTTGCATTGAAGACGGTGCCGTTATCCTTGCAAGTGTCTGTCAGCTCGCCAATCTTCTGGTTGAGCTGGTCGACTGCCTGGTCGGCTGTCAGATTCCCTGATTCCAAGCCAAAAAGCGACTTGACAAGATCATCGATCTGGTTGCTCGCATCGGATGCCGCATTGCCGAGATCCTTGGTTGCGGAAGCATTGTCCTTGCTGGCCGACGCGGCTTTGCCATCCGCGCCCACGGCTTCATTCGCGGCCTTCGTCTTTTCCTTGACCTTGTCGGACGCTTCCTTGTAGGCCTTGGACTCCTTGTTGATCTCGGACGTGAGGTCGTCGGCCACGGCGCGCCGCCTCGACATCTCGGAGGTGTCGTCCCCGGCGGCCTGGACGTACGCCTCGAGCGCGTCCTTGACCTTCTGCATGGCGGTGCCGTTGCCCATGGCGCTGCTGGTCACGTCGGTGAGGTTGACGCCCATTTCCTTCAAGGCCTTGGATGCGTCCTCGCCGCCGATTTTCAAATCCTGGAAATGGTCGGCGATTGTTTCCGCGATGTTGCTGCTGGATTCGATGCTCGTCTTGAGCTCGTCCTGCGCCTGCTTGGCTTTTTGCTGGGCGCTGGCGAATGCGGCGAGCGCGGCGCCGGCGACAGTCAAAGCGATGCCCCACGGGCCGCCGAGTAGGTCTACGAGTCCGGCTCCTGCGGAGCGCAGGCCACGCATCGCTGTCTGGCTGCGTGTCAATCCCGATGAGAGGGTGCCGAGGCTGGATGGCGTCTCGCTGGCCGCGGATTGGATGTCGCGGAAGGCGGACGCGAGCTTCGGGCCTGCCGAGACGATACGCTGGAACGGATCGAGCAGCAGCCCGAAACGTTGCGCGACGCTGCTGGTGGACGTGTTGAGAGGGGTAAGCGCCTTGTGGAGTCCGGCGAAGATGCCGATGGCGCTTCCGCCGAGGACGATGGCCTGCTGGAATCCCGCAGGCAGATTGCCGAAGTCGGTGATGAGGTCGGTGATGCCTTGGGCGAATTTGCGGAGCGGCCCCTGCGCGCCTTCGCCGATTTTGGTCATGGCGGACTGAGTGGCGGACTCCAGCATCTTGAGGTCGCCTTTGAGGTTGTTGGTCTTGTTGGACGCCTGCTGTGCGGCGAAGCCGCTGTCGGACACGGCCTTGGTCCACTTGTCCACGCCGCTTTTGCCGGCGTCCATGATGATGCCGGCGCCCTTGATCGCATAGCTGCCGAAGATGGTGGCTTCGGCTTCTTGACGCTGTTGGTCGGTCAGTTTGCCGAGCTTGTCGTGCAATTGGCCGGCCAAATTGGACATGCCGACGAATTTGCCGGATGCGTCATGAGTGCTTATGCCGAGTTCCTTCATGGTGCTTTCGGCGTCTGCAGCTGGATGCGCCAAGCGCATCAGCATGGAGTTAAGCTGGGTGCCTGCCTCGGCGCCGACGATGCCGTTCTGTGCGAAAAGGCCGAGCACGCCGACGGTTTCCTGCAGATTCATGCCGAAACTGTTGGCCATGACGCCGCAGTTATTGAGCGCGTCACCAAAGTCGGAGACGTTGCCTACGGCCTTGTCGGCGCCTGCCGCCAGTGCATCGGCGGTTGAGGTGGCGTCCTTGCCGGACAGATGGAACATGGTGAGGGCCTGTGACATGTATTCCGCGGCGTCGCCGACGTTCATCTGGCCTGCGGCGGCGAGGTTGAGGGATGCGGTCAGACCGCCGGAGAGGATGTCGGACACGCTCATGCCGGCCTTGGCCAGATCATTGATGGCGCCGGCGGATTCCGATGCGGTGTAGACGGTGCTCGCGCCGGCCTGCAGGGCGGCCTCGCGGAGCTGGCCGAGCTGTGCGCTGGTGGCGCCGGAGTTGGCCTGGACGGTGCTCATCTGTTCGTCGAAGTCGGCGGCCATCTTGATGGATGCGACGCCGAAAGCAGTCACGGCCAAGCCTGCCGCGGTGATGCCCTTGGTGACGATGCCGGTCTTGCTGCCGGACTTCTCGAGTCCTCCGGCGAGCTCCTCGGTGCTTTTGCCGGCCTTGGCGAGGCTTGCCTCGTATTGCGAGGTGTCGGCCATGAGTCGGACGACGATGTTCTTGTTGTCGGCCATTTCCCCTCCTTTTCAGTCGGTGAGGTGTGCGACGAGCGAGTCTCTGGCTGGACTGTCCTTGTTGGCTTTCTGCCAGCGGCGCATGGCTTCCTGCATGTGGGTGGACGCCCAGCAGATGCTGGTTTCGGCGTGGAGGTTGAATTCCGCGTCGGGTGACTGGCAGATGTCTCGCGGCAATCCGCACAGTGGGCAGAGGGTCTGCTCGTATGCGGCGAGTGCGCGCATCCAGTCGCGTTCGGTCTCGTCCCATTCAGGTTCGGCCTGGTAGCCGATGATGCGGCGGTGGCTGTCGCGTTGGACGGTGATGGATGGCGTCCATCCCATCCACCGTTTGTAGCTGATGCCGAGCTGGCGGCAGAGCCGTAGGTCCTCTATCAGCCGCGGAGAACCTTCGAGGCTAGGTCGAATGCTGCTTTTGGGTCCGCGACGGTTCCGTTGAGCTCGTTGATGGCGTGCCAGAGCGGGGTAAATTGTCCGTCGGTCATCTCGCCGAACAGGGTGAGCAGGGCGTCCTTGGTGAGGTCGGCGTCGTCGACGGGCTTGCCGCCGATGGTGGCCGTCTCGACCATCTGCGGCAGTGCGGTGGCGGCGGTTCCGAACATGTCGCGGGTTCCGGCGGTGGCGCCGTTGGTGACGGTGTTGGCGGCGAGGGTCTGGGCCCATTTGCTCACGCCCATGGCGCGCAGGGTGATGACGAGTGTGCTTGCCTCGGCCTGCTTCCTCAATTCCTCGATGCGTTTGGCGGTGCGTTTGGCGGCGTTGTTGGCGCCGGCCTCGGTGACCTGTTCCGCGGTGAGTTCGCGGGCGAGCTGGTCTCCGAGCATGGCGATGCGTTCGGCGAGCTCCTGGTCGAGGATGATGTCGACCTGTTTGGTCTTGCGTGTCACTTTGAGCATGATGTTCCTTCGCTCCGTAAAAAGTCCTGTGTTGGTGTTCCTTTGCGAAGAATTTGAGAGGTTCCCGCGTCGGCGAAGGGAACAAAGTCCGACGCGGGAAGAATTGTCAGGAGACCTTCACGTTCTCGGCCCAGCCGGGGGCCTTGATGGTGAAGTTGACCTTGGAGCGCAGCACCGTGTTGGCGGCGATCGCGTCCTTGGCGCTCATGCCGATGCGGACGGCGTAGACGTTGACCACGTCGCCGCTGACGAAGGTGCGGTCGGTGTCTTTGCCGTATCGACGGACAAAATAGCCTTCCGCGCCCTCCTTGAGGGTGTCCATCGCGGCGTTCTGGTTGGCGTGCTCGGTGTTGGTGTTGTCGATGACCTCGACGGACGGGTTGCTGATCTTCTTCCTGCCTGGGTTCTCGAAGTCCATCGAGCTGTTCTCGCGCTGGTCGCTGATCGTGTCCTGGCTTGGAGAGCAGGACCAACCGCCCAATGTCACGTAGTTTGACAGGTCGGTGCCGTTGGAGATTTCGGACGCGGTCGGATGGTTGATGTCCTTGATGGACGGCACCCAGATGGTGTTGACCTTTCCGTCCGCTGGCGTGGACGGGATTTCGGTTCCCAGATTGAGGACCATATTTCGCTCCTTAAGACGAAACCCCTCGCGGCTAATGCCGAAAGGGGTTGGAAACATTGGTTTCGGTCACATGCGCGACCAGTTGAATTTGAAGGTGAGCAGGCGGCACTGGTACAGGAGCGCCGTCTCCTCGGCGGTGAGTCCAGCGGCGTAGGCGCCGGAGTCGGAGAAGAGGGTGAGACAGCCGGTGTCGAAGCCTTGCGCCACGAAACGTTTGCCGGTCAGGCCGGGGACCATGAGGTCGTCGGCGATGACGTTGACGGAATCCGCGGTGGTGCTGACGATGCGCACCTGCAGTGTGCCGATGCCGCAATGAGGGCGTTGCGTCTCTCCGACGAGGTGGCCGTTGGTGGTCACCGTCTCGATGATCCACGGCGGCTTGTCCGTCGGCTTCGGCGCTGTCTGCCGGTACACAGTCCAACCTTTGGCCGGCTGCGGGATGTGGTCGAGGATGGTGCCGGTCAGGGTCATGATCGAGGTCATGCGAATCCCTCCGTCCCCGCCTGCGCCACATGCCTTGCAAGCGACGGCAATTCCTCTTCGGCGTGTTCGTAGAAGCGGTGGCTTCCACCGCCCTTGGCGGTGCCGAAGAAGGCGATGTTGGCCAGACTGCCCGCACCGCCCTTTGTAGGGCTGATGTCGGCGGCGATGCCCGACGCTCCGACGGTCTGCATCGTGTAATGGATGCCGATGCGCCGGAAGGCGGCGTTCCTGGACGTTTTCAGATCGCCCTCGATGCTTTCCTTGACGTTCTGCGCGCCCTTCTTCACTGCGGCGGACACCAATGCACGACGCACGGTGGCACCGCCTGCGAGAGTGGTTCCGAAGGCTTTCAGCTGGCTCGCGTCCACGTTCACAAGACTCATGCGTCCTCCTTCACATTCCAGCGGCAGGCGGTGACATGGCTCTTCTCCGATTGCGGGGAGACGAGCCGGAACCGTCGGCCGGAAAGCAGCGGATTCGCGGAATCCGTGACCTCCACCACGTCACCGGCACGCAGGCCGGACGTGTCGTAAGGGAAATGCACATACAGCGACCAGACGAGACTTACAGCGCCCATGGCCTGCGCCGCACTACCCTCCGTCTGCTCGCTGGCGAGACCGCCCGAGGTCTGCACCTTGCACTTGCCTTTGTACACCTGCTCCGTGCCGGTGTTCGGCAGTCCCGTGTCCGGATCCGTGGTGGACTCGTCAGGTCGGGTTACCGTGCACCGGTCGGTCATGAGACTCTCCGCGTCACGACGGGCCTTGGAGAGGAATGATGCGCTGATTCTCATCGGAACACCCCTATCGAAGAGACGTTCGCGCCGAAGCGGTTGCGCAGGCTGCGCTTGGTCGCTTCCGGCAGTTCGGTCACGTCGATTTGGGCGGCATCGCCTTGCGCGTATCCGACCTGTGCGTCGTCGACGCGTTCGTAGCTGACGCCGGCGTGGGCGCCGGGGCCTCCGTCCTCGAGCTGGTGGAGTCCGGCTGCGACGTACGAGCAGACCAGTCTGACAATATCGGCGGGTATCGGATTCCAGCCACCCGTGAAGGTGACGGTCACGACCGACGGGATGCGTCCGAAGGGGCTCCACGGCTCTTCGCGGTAGAGTGCGGATCCGAGGAGCCGCCAGTCGTCGACGGTCTTGCCGTCGATGAGCACCTTGGAGACGCTTCTGACGGCCTTGCATGGCAGGTCGAGTTTCCTGGACTGCTCTCCGGGGATGTCGACGGTCCATTCGCCGATGGTGATCGGACAGCCGGCGGCCGAGCGGACGGCATCGGAGACCGAGTCGAGCAGACTGGTTGCCGTCTGCTCATCGATCACTTCGATGCCGTTGCTTTTCAGGTCGTCCAAAGTGGCCAGTGCAGTCATTTCAGCCTCCGATCATCGGACTCGACTACTTGCCGCTCTTCTTGCCTGCAGCAGCATCCTCTTCACCGTCGCTGTCTCCGGTGGTACCGCTCACGACAGGGGTCTGCGCATCCTGCAGGGAACGACCGGTGGCGGTGGAGAGGTTCAGGGTAATCTTGGTCAGGCACTCGGGGCGGATGACCTTGGCGCCGTACAGGTCGAGGCCGCGCACCATATCGGCGAAGTCGGTCTGCATGCGCATAGCCTCGACGTTGCTGACCTGCTGCGCGAAGGTGACGGCAGCGTTCGTGCCTGCGAGAATGGACTGCGTGTCCGGGCTGGCGGACTTGTGCGGCACATTGTTGGACTTCACGACAGTGAAGCCGCGCACCTGGCCGACCACGCCGTTGAGCAGCGTATTATGGCCCGCTTCGGTGCCTTCGATGAAGCGGGAGTCCTGCAGCAGGAGCGCGTAGAAGTCGGGGCTGACGACGAGCCAGCGTCCCTCGTCAGGCACGTTCTGCACATCAAGCTTCCGTCCGGCTTCCACGACGGCGAGATACGCGTCGGCGGGGGTGCCGACGTCCACGGTCTTCGCCGGCGTGCTGACGGCAGTGTCCATGAGATTAGAGATGTAGTTCTCCACGTTCTTCATCATGTTGTAGGCGGCGGAATTGGTGAACTTTCCAGTCATGTCCGCCTTGGCCTGAGCCTTGTCGAGGTCGTTGACCTTGAAGGCGAAATAGTCGGACTGATTGATTTCAAGAACGGCTGCTTCCTTGTCATTGACATCGTCGACGGTGATCGCCTGGCCGCGGACGTACTTGCGCACGGTCACGTCGTCGTATCCGGTGATGTGCACGGTGTCACCGGCCTCACGGATGTCGCCCTCGTAATCGCGGTTGCACAGGCTCGGGAAGACGAGCTTCGCGCGCAGGGCTTCGAGGATGGCGGCGGACCATACCTCGGGGATGAAATTGGTGATTGCCATTGCTGGTGGCCTCCTTACTTGCTGCGGCCTGCGAGCAGGTCATCCAGACGGCCCTTGCGGCGCGCCTCCTCGATCTGCTTCGGGGTCATGTTCTTCAGATCGTCCCTGGTAAGCTGTCCCGCCTGATGATCGCCATCACGGGCGCCTGACGGTGGGATGATTCCCGCCAGGCCAGCCTTGTTCCCGCCTTGCGCGAGATACGGGTGTGCCGTGACCAGATCGTCGATTTTCTTGGAAATCGCCTTCTGGTCGTATCCTCCCTGATCGTCCGCGGTCAGGTCGGAGAAATCGATGAGCTTCAATGCGTCTCCCGGATTGATGAGCTTGCCGGTGGCCGCGGCGGTGACGTTCGCCTGGAGCACCTGCTTCTGCAGTCCGGCTATCGTGGCCTGCGCGGATTCGAATTCCTTGCCGCGCTTCTCCCAGTCAGCGACCTGCTTCTCCAGGTCGTCCACGCGGTCGGCCTTCTCGTAGGCGGTCTTGAGCTTCGCCTCGAGGTCGTTGTTGACCTTTTTCTGGCCTAGGAACTTGTCGTGCCAGTCGACGGGTGGCTCCTGCGCGCCCGGATCGTTGGTGTTCGGATCCTGCTGTTGTCCATCGGACATAGTGTTTCCTTTCATTCGGTGTATTTTTCGCCGTTGCTGGAAAGCCAGCGGCGATACGAGTTCTCGGCCTTCGCCAGCACGTCAGGCGTGACCGGTTTGCCGGGCTGGTAGGGATTGTGGCCGTCCAATGCGGCCTCGTAGCGGAGCCGCGCATTGAGCAGACGCTTCTGCGCCGCGGTCAGCTCCTCATGCCGTCCCTGGCGGTATCCGTTGTCGTGCAGCCATTGGCTGCGGCGAAGCTCCGGCACCTGCTCACGCCACTTGTCGGGCAGGATGTATCCCTCGCGCTTCAGAAGTTCGATGGTCTGCTCGCGCGGCAGGTTGAAGCTGTAGATGCCCTCCGGCGTGAGCCTGCGCCTCTGGCGTTGGCCGTATTCGTATTTGCGGATCATGCGGCTCCACCCGTAGCGGCTGGTGCCTTCGGACGTGGCCATGCCGATGTTGCCGCGTCCGACCGGCCGCATGCCTCGATGCGCGTTGACGACCTGGTAGATGTCGGCGCCGTCTCTGATTGCCTGCGCGTCGGCATGCCCGAAGACCTTGTCCTGCTCCTCTTCGCTCATGTTGTTGAAGCGGTCCATCGGCGATGTGATCCAGCCTTGTTTCTCGGCCTTTTCCTTGCCTTTGCAGGGTATGGTGCGGCCGTGGCATTTCGGATGACGAAGGAAGTCGTTGTTGTGCCGGAAGTATTTTCCGGCGAGGATGGCGCATCTTGGGCAGCAGTCGGGTGATTCGACTCGCACATAGCCGACGCCGGCACGTTGCGTGATGCTGACGCCCATCGCGCTGATTGACGTGTCCTCGAGGGCCTGCATGGCCATCTGGCGAAGCGTCGCACGACCTGCCATCATGGCATCGGATTCGCCCATGCCTGACTTGATGGCCGACAAAGTGCGCGTCACCGGGATATCGAAATATGATTCGAGGTCGATGCCGCTCGGCGCGAAACCCGTCCCGAAGGCGAGGGGATTCGCAATACCGTCAGGGCGCACGTAGTCGCCCTGTTCGGCGAGCATCAACGTGGACGAGTCCATCGCATCGCTCGCGGCGCGGGTCTGCAGTGTGGCGAAGAGCGTAAGGAAATCGGCGTTTGTCCGATTCCAGCTGTCACGCACCCGCCTCGGATCCACGCCCTTCCACGTTTTGTCCGCCGCCCTCACGGCCAGCAGGCACAGTCTGGCCAGAGTGTGCCGACTGTCCGACAGGCTCTCCAGCGTCACCGTCATCAGATGCACCTCCGACCTGCAGGCTGCGGGCTATCTCCGCCATCTCCGGATCGTGATTCTCGTCATCCACCATGCGCATGATGCGCTTGATGTCCTCCGGACTCTGACCCATCTGCTCGGCGATCCACTGCAACGGGTATCCGAGCTTCTTGTATTTGAGCATCGCGTCGGCCATGAGGGCCTCGGACCGGTATTGCGGTGTGGCGAACACGACCTTTGAATCCTCGAGGATGCGGGCTGATTCCTCATCGTCCTCGAGCATCATGGCCATCACGCACAATTCGCGCACCGGCTGACGCATGAAGCTGATGCGCTCCAATGTCTTCGACACGAGGCCGGCTTCGGCGACCTCGTAGCCGGTGGCCGGCACCTCCGCATTCGTCAGCAGGTAGTGGCCGGGCGTGCGTGTCTCGGCCGCGATGTGCTCGACGGCCTTCTGGATGATCGGCAGGAAAGCCTGCAGGTTGCTGGCTGTCCATTCGCCGATCGACACGTTGTCGCCGGTGATCTGCATGATGCGCTCCATGACCTGCTTGTCGAGGTTCACGGGGCGTTCACCGACCTGCTCTCCGGTCGCCTTGTCGAAGACCGGCTCGGACAGGGAGTCGCCGCCGAGTATCACCCTCGCAGGCATGGACGCGAAGTCCAGGGCGTTGAGCGTGTAGGCCCAGCAGACGTTGACGGCGTCCTGCATCGATTCGACCTGCTCCACATCACTGATCGGCAGGTCGTCCAGGAGCATCTGATTGCGGAATTCGACCAGCGGAACTCGGCCGAGAGGATTCTCGCGCGCCGAATCCGGCACGAACCGCCAGCCCTCCACGCCGGGCGGCAGACGGTTACGCTCGTCGTCCCCGCCTGCACGCACGCGCACCACGTCGAAGACCATGTCCGGCAGCAGCAGCGTGCCGAACTCGTGCTCCTCGTCGTATCGGACCAGGAGGCCGGCGTCGACCTCGCCGGTGAGCGGATCATAGTGCACTGCCGCGCTGTCCGGATGCTCGAAGCTGATGCGCGCCCTGCCGTCCGGCATCGACGTGACCAGGCCGAAAGCACGTCCGGTCGTGGTCATCATCAGCGCGCTCTCCTGCAGCTTGCGGTCGCAGTCGTTGCGCTCCCACACGCGCATCACGTGCGAATCCAATTCGCGGTCGTCATATGGGATGAAGCCCTTGAAGTGGATGCGTTCGACCGGCGCCTGCGCCACAGGCAGACACCAGTTGTCGGCGAAACCTGAGAACCGGTCCGCCATGTAGCGTTTGAATTCGTCGGACGCGAATTTCAGTGTGCCGCGCTTGCCACGCACGTAATCCGTATGCTTCCTGATGCCCGGCCGACGGTTCTCGATCTTCAAGGCGAGAAGATTCGCCATGCGATTCACGTCATCGGCGGTACGAATCATTTAGAACCCCCTCGTAGTAGAACCAGTCAGCAGGTACGCCTTGCGTTTCCTGCCCCAACCGGCGGCACGTGCATCACATGCCGCCTCGTGCGCCAGCACGCACGTCACCGCCGCATCAATCTTCCGCGTCTGCTTCGGCTTGCCCAGCCCGTAGCGTTCGCCGGACTTGGCGAAGCGTCTTGCGTTGCGCATGTGCGTGATGGTGATCGGACAGCCGTCCTGCGTGATCGCGTGATGCTGCAGGTCGGATTCGAAGCGTTTCAACGCTTCCCAGACGGCGGTGATACGGCTCGAACCGCTCATCGACCAGGGGATGAATTTCTTCGGCCCGTATTGGGAGTCCCATGCCTCGATCTGCGATTCCCACGACACCTCGTCGCGGAAACCGGGATCGCAATAGGCGCGGATCACCTTGTATCGGTCGTTGAGCTCGTCCATGGCGGCATTGACCTCGCCGCGCGGGATGCGGCCGCCCCACGTCTTCGGATTCCAGATCGTCGGACGACGATCCGCGCCATACCGTGGCGTGAAGATGAAACCTTCACGGGTCTCGGCCTTGATGCATGTCCAGTCGTCGTTCTCGGAGCCGTCGAAGCCGAGGCACACCTCTGTGCCTTTCGGCGGGTTCTCAAGCCAAAGCTCATGCTCGGACATGCTAGTATCCCATGTTCCTCAAGACCGATTTTGACAAACTCTTCTGCGAGCGCTGGTAGTTCTGGTTTGTGATCTCCCTTGTTGTCGCTTCGCCGAAGGAATTGACGAATGCGTGGCTTGTGCCGCTTGATTTTGGTTGGCGTCGGATCTGTTCGTCGGAGATTCTGTCGCGCTGTGCTCTGGCGGTGTGGAATGCCTTGGAGGCTGCCCGGTATTTGTCGTAGTTCGCCTTGGTTGCCTCCGGGAACACGCTTTCCGGCATGCGCTGGTTGTATTGCGTGGCTCCGTGCGCGGTTCTCTGCATGATTTCCGATGCGGTGTCCATGCGGTTTCCCGCGTCGCGCATCATCTTGGTGAGATCCGTGTCGCTTACGGATGAGAGGTCAGTGGCAGAGCCTCCCCCTCCGCCGCCATGTCCGCCACGTCCTGCGCCTGAGCTTGATCCTCTTCCGCCCATTTTTTCATCCTTTCCACATTGCTGTTTTCGAATGCGACAACTTCGGTGGCGCCGAAGTCGAAAAACGGAATGGCATCTCCGTAGAGGAGAATCTTTTCCGGTGCGAGCCTGTCGATCGCGTATCGCATGCCGAGCCGCCAATAGAGTTCTGCCGTCGGATTGTCATTCACTCCGACAGTGCTTACCGCGACGGTGGAGTTGTTTGGAATGCCTGAAAAGCAGTAAGAGAACGATTCTGGGCCCGCCCATTGAAGTGTTGGGATGACTTTCAGTCCGCAGGACTGCCAGTATGCTCCGATCAGACGGCTTCGGAAGACGTTATAGATCTTCATCGCTTCCGGCATGTCCATGTATGTGCTGAAATCAGGTGTCAGCACGCACTGGAAGCGTTTGAGCGGTGCGATGTATCTGTCCGGCTGGTTCCAGACTCTCTGGAACTGGTAGTCATCGATGAAGAAATGGATTCCGCAATGCTTGACTGTCTTTTTGCCGGTCGCGTAATTGAAGCCTATCAACGTGTCAGGGGTGGTGACGTCCTGTTTTGCAAGCATTGGCATGTCGTATCGGCCAACTGTCCGCACCTTTTGCAGCAGCGGAAGATTGTATTGCCTCATCGTCCGCATCCTTGATTTGTTGAGTGGTCTATTGTCCCGCATAGCAGCTCTCCCATAGTCCGTCCTCGAGCCATGCGCCGCCGCCCTGCACCATTCGGTTGCCGAAAAAGCGCTCGGCCTGTGCCGGGTCCTTCTCCATGAGGGCCTCGGCCTCCGCTTCGACGGAGTCCAAGGGCACCCAGGGACTGCCGGCGTAGACCCATTCGAGGATCTTGCGGCGTTCGCGCCGGTTGTTGAAGCTGTATGGCGTACCGTCCTTGTGTCGCAAATCGGGATTCAGGTCGGGGTTGCGGTAGAAGATCCACACGTCCTTGCTGGCCGATTCGAACTGCTGTTGGGCGTACGAGTTCTCGCCGGGGTCGTAGGCGTTGGTCCAGAAGTGCGTTCTGCCGCCCATGCCGGCGGCGCCGCGGCGTTGGGTGTCGGCCACGTCGAGCATGCCGTTCGACTTGGTGTACAGGCCGGCCTCGTCCTGTTCGGCGTCCGAGATCGGGTTGCCCAGACGGCTGGTGGCCGAGGCGGTGACCACGTCGATGCGGTCGAGGTCGAGATCGTCATCGTCCAAGTTGATTCCGGGGCGCAGGATGCGGATGAAGCCCTCGCGCACCTTGAGCAGCTGCTTCAATGGTCCGAGCCGTATCATCGCGACGAGTGGACGGTAGGCGTTGCGCACCTGGTCCTCGGAGTTCGCGGTCAGCTGGATGAGTGGCGACGGGTGGCGCATGCCTTTCGGTTCGCCCGGATTGTAGTGGTAGACCCATCCGCAGGGGCAGCCGTTGTCGGAGCATCGGTACACGTCGCCTGGCTTCGCCCATCCGGCAAACACGACGGGGCCGCAGGCCTCGAGGATGGCGCATGACGCCTCGGTCGGTCCCTTGCCTGTCTTCTGTGGGCCGATGCAGCCGGTCAGACGATATTGAAAAGCTTGGTTGAGGACGAGCGGATTGTCTACCGTGACCTCCTCGGGGGGCACGAATTCCGCGTCCTCGCGCACCCTCCAGCGGTGTGCGGCGTACCAGAATTGCCAATCTGACCAGCAGAAGGGCTTGCCGCGGAGGATTCCGTCTGGCTGGCGCACGTGCCGCTGCACCCAGGCGTCCTGCAGGTCGGCGAGGGTCGGGAAGTCGATGATCCAGTCGTCGGCCATGTCACGCCCTCAGGCGTCGTGGGAACTGGACGATCTTGGTGTCCATGCCGCTGGCGGCGGCCTCCGCGTCCGTGGCGGGCACCTCGTGGGCGGCCATGTCGACGTTGTCTTCGGAGATCTTCCAGCCGAGCGCCTGCAATCCGGCCTCGGACAGGCCGATGCGGTCCTCGAGCCGAATCTTGATCGCCACGTCCGAGGCCTTCGCCGTCGGACTCTCGCAGGTGACGCATTCGCGGACATATGATGCGATCTGGTAATGCAAGTATTTCAGTTGCGGCTGTTTCCATGCGCGCGCCTGCGGCAGACGCCACAGCTGTTTCCACAGTTCGGCCTCCCGGTCGTTCCAGGACTCCGAACCGGCGGTGTCCTCGACCCATTCCTGCGACTCCTTGTCGAAATAGCGGATCACGTAAGGCGGCAGCGGGAATTTCGGCGGCCTGCCCTTGTATTCGGTGTTCGGCAGGCTGCGCAGGGTGTATCCCCTGCGTTCGCTCGCACCGCTCGACGGATCCGGCATCGGACCGGATCTGACGCGTTTTCCTCCTCTTGGCATGTCTCCTCCATCGTCGGACGGTCTCGCGCTGTTCCTTCGCTGCGGGCGGCCGGGCCTTTCGCCCGCCCCCTCTGAAACTTTTGAACCCTCCGCACCTCGGAGACAGCTCTCCGGCGGTTCTAGCCACCAACCCGTTAGGGGGTACCCCCGTGGGTGTTTCGGCGGGTTGATTTCGTTGATTTTCCAACGTTTTCCAATGCCGCGCGTTCGGCTTCGCGGCGGGCTGCGAACCGAATTGAAAAAGACTTGATCGCTTTTGTCTTCCGCTTCGTCTCACGTTTGCGGCGCGCGTTGGACGTCGTCGGCTCGGCTCGACGGCATGCGTTCGTGGCGTCGATAGTGATGAATCAGCGAAGGCTTCGTCCGTTGAAGCCTGAAGGTTTCGTTCTTGCCGTCTTGCTGTCGTGGCAACGCTTGCACAGGCCGCGCATGCGTGTCGGGTCGTTGGGGTCCAGTCCGGCTTCGATGAGCTCGACGCGTTCGAGCGGCCAATGGTCGGCGATGGTACTGGGGGCGCCGCACAGGCCATGGTGCCTGCCGCATCCGTCGGGTCCGTCACCTGGGCAGACGCATCGCGGATCCCTCGCCAGCACACGGGCACGTGCGAGCCGATGGGCTTTCGAGGTGTATGGATTGCGGCCGCGCGAGCGGCGCTTGTCCTTGGCTTTCCTGCACTCGTCGCACAGGGAGCCGGAGGAGACCAGATGCGGGCAGCCGGAGGTGGAGCATACCTTGTACATCGAATCCCCCATTGGTGGAGAAGGTCCGGCATGTCGGGGTACCCGCACCTCGAAAGCTCCCCCGCAAACCACTGCCAGATTCGCCATTCTCAAGCACATCAGGTGAACCACCCCATGGATGTGGCGCTGACGAGCCCTGGTGGCCGGTTCTACTAGTGGACCATGCCGGACACGGATAATCATAAGCGCTTCGGGCTGGAGTCGAACCAGCGACCCGCGGGCCGGCACATATCGTTGACGGGCAATTGAGAATTGGAAACCATGACCGGTTAGAGGTCCGCTCATTGGAATCCGTGCCGTCCCGCAGCTCTACCGCTGAGCCTACCGAAGCACGAAGGCCACCCGGCAAACGCCGGATGGCCTCCAATCACGAAAGGGCACGAACAAGGCAACCTGTGGCCACCCACAATTCGCGCTCACCATACACATTAAACGGCGAGCGGACATCGAACAAATGTTCGGCGTGTCGCATCAGCCGACATGCGACGCCGCATCAAGCAACTCACCCGCCACCACACGCCACCTGCCCGAGCCAAGGCGCTCGCAGCCATGCAGCCTGCCCGACCGCAACAGCCACTCGACCTGCTTGCGCGACACGCGCCGTCCGATGACATTGGAAAGCCACGACGCCAACTCGGCCGGACTGCCGTCCACGGTGCGCGAACGCGCGTCCCGCTCATGCTCCGTGACCAACGCCTCCAAATCCAGGCGAACGCCACAGGACGGACAATCACCGGCCCTCATCCCGAACGGCGCCGCTATCCGCTGGCCGCACTCCGTGCAGGAAACCACTGTCACACGAGGATCGCGCTCGCGCATCATGCCGTCGAAATCGATGAGCGTGGCGTGCAGATCGAGCATGAGGTCCGGCGTCCTGCCGCTGGCCGCCAGACTGTTGCGGCTGGAGATGGCCTTGCGCCATGCCTTGCGCCATGATTCCGGCCTGAGCAGACCGTAGCGGATATCGACGGTGGAGGCGATGTCGAGCATGAGGCGCGAGGCGCGCTCCCACTGCTCCTGCCAGTGCGTGCTGATGGGCAGTGGCGCGACTCCGCGCGATGGCGCGTGAGAGCGGGCGCCGATGTGGGCGGTCCTGTCGGCCAGCGCGCGGAGTGCCGGAATCACGTGGGCCAGCGAGCCGATGTCCTCGACATACCGGCGCAGGCAGGATTGGCAGATGGACCATCCTGCCGTGGTTGGATTGCCGCAATTCGGGCATGGCGTCTCAGTGTCCCTCATGACTTCCTTCGGTTAGAACGTTTGTTCTGCTTAGATTCTACCGTCGGCGAGCGCCGTTTTTCGGTGGGATGGTTGTGGATGATGGCGGTTATCTCGTCGGTGGTGCAATGCGGTAGTATCTGGTGGATTTCGGCCACTGTGTATCCGCGTTCGTGCCATTTGATGATGTCGTGTTCGGTGGATTTTCTCATTTCCGTCCTCTCCTCCTTTCACGGTGATTGATGTTGTCACTGCTCATTCCTCGTATCCTCCGACATAGCTCCAACAGTCCTCGTCGACGGCGCATTCGCGCACCTGCACAGTGTCAAACCCTTTCTTGTCGAGTTCTCGCATGCGATGATTGGCTTGCTCCAACGTGCCGTATACGCCCATGATGCTCACGAATTCCCCGCATTGGATGGCCAATTTGCCGCGCATGCTGAAGAATGGGTAATCGGCATCGCCCAGCGTTAACGTCGTATAGTCTCGGTATGCGTCCTTGTCGGCCGCGTTCGCGGTGACGATGTAGATCTTCTTTTCCGCAATTGAGCGACATTGCGCGTCTAGGTCGACATGTTCTAAGCGGGCCCGGTGAAGCAGTATGGAGGCGTATTCATCCACGACCACGAGCTGTTGCCACAGCAGCTCTATCGGGCACGTGGGCTTGAAATCGAGCTTGCCGGCGGAATGTCGCTCGAGCATGGTGCGGAGCTTTTCGATCCTCGTGGACAGCTCACGGTATTCGACGCGCATGCGAGCCTTGTAATCGGATTCCACGGCGCTCGCCGGCGGCTCCTTTGGCTCGAACGGATGTTCGGCTGTGATGGCGTCGCGCACGGCTATGGCGGTCTCGTCATCCGCGAAGATGATGTCGACGCATCCGGTTTTGGCGCTCACTGTCGGCGTGCGGCTGACGTTCGTGTCGATGATGCTGAGCATGTGGTTTCGTTTCGTGTATTGCGCCTTTATCATGATTCCTCCTTTTCGAGCGCCTCCGCCATGGCCGAGCACATGCCCGACACGGCGAATTTCGCGGCCATTATGGTGATGCCCTCGCGCAGCAGTCCCTGACGGAGCAGGTATCTGAGCGCGGCGGCCACCTCCACGTCCGACGGTTGGCGCAGGCTCCCGGCCGTATAGCCGTCCGCGTACGCCTGGATGACCGCCTCGGCGATCGGCGAGCGCAACGACGGCGCCCTGCCGCGCAGGGCCTCCTTCTCGCGCCTGACTTCCTCTTCCAATCCGTTCATCGGCGATTCCCCTTTCTTGCTTGTTCGATGATGGTGCGTCTTCCGGTGACGAGATCCGCGATTTCGACCTTGCCCGCATATTCCGCGAGCGCCTTGGCTTTGGCGAGCGCCTCGTCCATCTCGGTGAGGATGTCCACCAGCTCGCCGTCAACGATCACATAGATCATCTGGACACCTCCCCGCAGGAGGCAAGACGTCCTGATAGCCGAGCATGGAGAGGATATGGCTGGTCGATTCGGCGTGTGCCTGGAGTTCTCCATATGCGACATCCGCTTGCCGGGAAGGCACGTCGCCATCGAACAGACGATTGGCGGCGAGTCTCCCCTTCTCCGAATGCCAGCGCAGCAATTCGCGCAGGACCTCGTTCCTCTGTGTGGCGTTCGTGGCCATGTCAGTCCTTCCTTCCAGTCGGATGCTCCGACACCCATCGCTCATAGCGCCAATACGCCTCGAGCGGCACCGTCCTGACCGGCCTGAATCCAAGCCTCCACATGCAGTCGGCGCACACATCGGACGCCACCCTGGACTGGTCCGCGTAGCACAGGCACACGCGGTACACGGGACCCGAACACCACCGGCCGCACAAATCGCAGGTGTGCATGTCCTGCGTGACCAACTCGTCACGCCGGGGCAGGAAAGGATTCCCCGCATCCCGCTCCTCCACGGCATCAGCGAGCGCCTCTTTGATCTTGTCCCTGGCGAAGGCATAGGCGTTGGATCTGGTCGTCGCGCATTCCTCGAGGGGCCTATTGCCTTGACAACTTCCGGCGCGTGCGGCCTTGAGTTCCTGGGTGATGAGTTTGTTGAGCGTGTTGATGGCGATGTCTGCGTCACTGTCTCTCATTGTTTTCCTTCCTTTTCCTGCGGTATTCGCGTTTCCATTCGGCTTCGTGGGCGAGTCTGATTTCGAGTGGCTGTTTGCCGTATCGCTTCTCGGTCTTCGTCCGCATGGCCGTGATGCCGTCCGCGAAATACCCGATGATCCATTCGGCGGATGGAGCGCTCATTCCGTGTCCTCGCTTTAATGGCCCTGCAGCGCGTTGCGCTTGCGCTGCCGTTCGGTCTTGCGGTCGATCCATGCGTGGACGTCGGCGTCGTCGACGTCGTACATGCGGGTCAATTGGTAGAGGCTGATGGTCACGTCGGCCATCTCCTCGGCGAGGTTGTTCTCGATGTCGAGCTCGCCGCGCAGGCGTTTGCTGATCGCTTTGATGAGTTCGGAGCATTCCTCCATGCAGACGACGCTCTGTATTGAGACTCCGTTGAGCTCGATCGTCTTGTCCCAGACTTCGTGGTTGGTCATTTCCTTGTCCTTTCGTGGTTGGTGTCAGTCATCGCCGGCGATGATGAGGTTGTGGCATCCGTCGACGACGAATTCCCTGCATTCGGTCTTCCGCATGCGCGCCCTGCCGACCGCCCGCCATCCGTTGATGGCGAACAGCACGGTCAGCAGCAGGAACAGCAGGGACAGCAGCCAATGGCCGCCGGCGAGCGCCATTCCCGTGGCGGCGCCTTCCAGGCCGATGGAGATGGCTGTGAGGGTGTATGGTTTTGGGTCCATGTCGGTGTCTTCGGTGATGGTCATGATGATTCCTTTGTGTTCCGTGTCGTGGTCGGTCATCGGATGCTCCTTTCGGCTTGGCGCATGATGTGCATGGTGTCGGCGGCGGAGCGTTGGATGAATTTTTCGATCATCTGCGGGGTGGCGTTGCGTGGCAGTGGGTTGATGCATGGGCCGTCGTCCAGGCGTTGCATGAGGCGGATGACCTTGCGGCGGCGTTTGGGTGTGAGGGTGACGTGTCTTTCGACGGCTCTGACGATCACCAGCCGGTCGCACCGGTAGCAGCCGTCGAAGTCCTCGTCGGAGGCTTCGAGTTCTCCGACTGGGCGCACCTGGTACACGTCGCCCTTGCCGTACATTGACGCGTAGAGGGCGGCGTAGTCGCGGTATCTGGTGCAGTACACCTGTTCGGGGTGTCCGGTGCCTTCGATGGCGTCCGCGCCTTTTTCTCGTCTGGCGCGGCAGATCGGGCAATCGTCGTGGTTGTCTCGGCTGTGACCGGGTTCGATGTAATCGCCGGGTTGGAGGTCGGGGGCTCCTCCGTGGTAGAGCACGCTCATTGTGTTTCCTTTCGTGGTTGGTGTCATTTCCGTGGTCCCGCAGGGCCGTCGTGGTCTCCGCCGAGCCATGCGATGAAGACCGCGGTGAGCAGGATGAATGCGGCTAGTCCGTCCATCGTCCGCCTTTCCGTTTCATTTGCCGCTGTCCTTGAGTTGGATGGTTTCGAGGTAGTGGCGGTAGTCGTGGATGTCTCTGGTGATGCAGTCCTCGACGCGGTGTCGGCCTTCGTGGTGGCTGGTGTATGGGTCGGGGCCTCCGAGGATGGCGACGAGGCGTCTGATGGTGGTCAGGTCGAGTTTGCAGTAGCTGAGCGGGCTGGTGTCGATGGCGAGGAGTCCGAGGAATCCGAGGTCGAAGTCGACGTTGGTGCCGGTTGGTACGAGCTGGAACCGTTGTTCGAGTGATTCGAGGTATTCCTCCGCGGCGTTGCCTACGGCGGCTGGGCCGTTCTGGCGTGTGCTGGCGGCGCGGACTTCGGCGATGAGGCCGTTGGCTGTGTGGTGCTCCCATGCCCAGGGTGTGATGCGGCTGATGTCGAGGATGTCGGGTTTGACGATCGCGTGGAAGGCGCCGTAGTCATGGGTGGCGGTGCTGTCGGTGCAGGCCATGCCGATTTCGAGGATCTGCGCTGTGGTGCGGTCGGGGCCGGTGGTCTCCACGTCGATCCATAGGAGCGCTTCCGGCTTGGTGCTGGTGGTGGTCATGCTAGTCGTCCTCTCCGTCGAGCGGGATGGTGAGGATGTGGTCCATGAGGCTTTTCCTCTTGGCCTTCTCGGCGAGGAGACGGTCGGATTGTTCGAGGTTCTCGCATGCGTTGCGCATGCTGTGCGCCCTGTCGGTGACCTTGCGGTTGAGGTGCAGGATGAGGCTGGCGGCCTCGTCGACGATGATGTCGTCGCTGCCGATGAGCGATGCCGCGTACGCGTCGAGGCGTCCGGCGGCCTGCTGCAGGCCGGTGACCAGCCTGTCGAGCTGGGCGGCCGCGTCAAGGCGTCCGAGGCTCCTGTCGAGGTCGGCCGCGGCCTGTCCGGATTCGGTGGTCTTGTTCTGTTCTTCCATGGTGTTTTCCTTTCGGTGTTCAGGATTTCCGTTCGAGCGTGAGGATCGATTCGAATGGCGGCAGGAGGATGTTGTCCCTGTCGGGCGCGGTCAGCAGGAGGATCGGGAAGCCGATGGCCTCGTCGACCAGGTATGGCATCGGCAGGCCGTTGCGCGTCGGCATGGGCGCGAAGCGTCCGTCGACCACTCCGGTCGGTGTGTATGCGACGTACCGCATGCCGTCGAGCTGAGCCTCGTCCATCCGCTGCCAGTCGACGTGCGCGAACACGTGGCCGTTGCCCCTCATGCTCCGCCTCCCTCCGGCACCGGTGCCGCCATGTCGGCGAGCGCCTTGGATGCCTTGTCTGGGTCGAGGCCGTTGTTGAGCATGTCGGCGAGGGCGCAGGCGGTTTCGTCGGGTGTGGCGGTGGTGTCGGTGCGGTCGAGCAGGCCGAGGACGTGGCCGCATGCCCAGGTGTGCGTGTGTGGCTTCGGCTCGGGGGCGGGTTTGCCGGAGTGGGCGGGTCGGCCTTCGGCGAGTTGTCGTGATTCGCTGCGGATCCACTCGAAGAAGGCGTTGTCGAGGCCGTCGAGGGTGGCCTTGTAGCCGTAGTGCTTCAGGCCTTTGGCGTGGAGTTTGAGGCGGAAGGTGGTGGCGAGTTCGTCGAGGTCGACGCGTGGCCGGCCTTTGCCGGCGAGTTCGTCCGCGACTCCCTGGTGGGCTTCGGTGGGCGTCCACATGTCGATGAGCTCGCGTTCCCTGCGTTCGGTCTCGGTCTCGTTCGCGGGCGCGCACTCTCTCACGACGTTAGGAGTGAGAGAGTTTTGGTTTTGGTTTTGGTTTTGGTTAAAGGTCACGCGTGAGTCACGTGTGACGTCCTCGTCTGTCACCTGCGACTGGTCTTGTCCAGTGGTCTCGGTGGCCTTGCGGCGGCTTCGGGCCTTGCGCTGGCGGGCGTCCTCCTTGGATTTCTCCACGGTGGCCTTGCTGTTCTGCAGGTCGAGATAACCGTGGATGGTCCAGCCGTCATCGTCCTGGTCGAGCAGACCGAGGTCGACGAGCCTGTCGATGGACTCCTCGTCGAAGCCGAGGTTGAAAAGCATGTCGTCCTCGGTGAGTCGTCCGTCGGTGAGCTTGTCGCTGCAGAAGCTGATGGCCATGATCCAGTCGGCGAGCGCCTGTGGGTCCTTTCTGGCGATCTTGCGGATCTTGGTGTTGCGCCAGAGGCCGTTGGACAGGCGTGCGTAGCCTTCGTTGTTTGCCATGTCGTGTCCTTTCGTGCCCGCTACCGGTGGTCGGCCTGTTCGATGCGGATGGCGATGTGGTAGGTGGTCTTGTCCGGGCTTGGCGTGCCGGGCCGGTAGTCGGGGCCGATGATGTATTCGGCGTTGTCGTCGGGCCACATGCCGGCCTGGGTTCCCGCGTCGAGGATGGCCTTGACCATCGGGGCGGCGTTTTCGGGGTCGAATCTGCCGTGTGTGAGCGGGTGGATGATGGCGGTGACGTGCACCGGCCAGTCGGTCTCCGTGTCCGCCGGACGCTTGCCTCCGTTCCGGTTGATGTGGTCGAGGAAGATGAGATGGGCGATGCGTTTGACGGTTTTCTTCCGCTGGTATGGCGTCACCCATGTGCGGCTTCGGCGGTTCTGGGTCCACCAGATGTGCCTACTGATCGGGATGTCGATTTCGATCATCAGAATTCGGGCTCCTTCTCCACGTCGTCTCCTGGAGTGCCGAAGGCTCCGAAGGCGGCTCCTCCGTCGGTGGGCTGTCCCCATGGGTCGGTGGCTGGAGCCTGCGGGCCGGCAGTCGGCACCGTGGCTCCGAAGGACGCGCCTCCGGTGTATCCGCCCGCCGGCTGGTGGCCCTGCTGACGGCTGATGCGGGTGACCTGTGCGGTGGCGTAGCGCAGGCTTGGCCCGATCTCGTCCAGCTGCATTTCGATGACGGTGTGGTTGGCTCCCTGCTCGTCCTGCCATGAGCGTTGCGTGAGCCTGCCTTGTGCTATGACGCGCATGCCTTTTGACAGGGTCGAGGCGATGTGCGTGGCGAAATCCCCCCACGCGGTGCAGCGCAGGAAGAGCGCCTGCCCGTCGGTCCACTGGTTCGTCTGCTTGTCGAAGACGCGTGGCGTGGACGCGACGGTCACGTTGCATACCTGCTTGCCGGACTGGGTGGTGCGCAGTTCGGGATCCGCGGTGAGGTTGCCGACGATGGCGAGTGTGGTTTCTCCGGCCATGGTGTCCCTCACGCCTCCATCGGACGGCAGGACGCGTAGACGAGCGTGGGTCCGTCCGGTTCCGGTGTGGTGATGACCGCGTCGAAGCGTCCGCTCGGGCGGAATGCCGCGAGCTTGCCGGTGCGGATGCGCTGGCGCATCTGGCGGGCGCGTTCGCGCGGGTCCTTCTGGTCGGCGAAGGTCTTCACGCATGCCCAGCGGCCGGCGTGGCGGCGGAGCTGCTCGGCCACGCCGAAGTAGCGTGGATTCGGCGTCCTGTTGGGCTGCATGTCGCGCGGGATCTGGTCGAAGTCGACGAACATGAGCTCCTCCGCGTCCTCGCCGAGCGGAGCACGCTCGGGCTCGGCGGTGACGACGATCGGCTCATGACGCTCCGGAGCCGGATGCGGCGCGGGCATCGCTGGATTAACCCGTCCGCCAGTCACCTTGGCGATGGCCTCGTCGATGCTGAGGCCGTCGTTCTCGGCGATCACCAGCGACGCGTGCGCGGCCACGCTCGAATCGATCCGCCTGGACCTCCAGCGGAAGGCGCTGGTGTACTCGCTTTTGCTCAGGTCGCGGCGCGGGGTCGCGCAGCGTTCGGCCTGTTCCTGGTCGCTTGCCTTTGGCATTTTCGTTGTCCTTTCTGTCGTCGTTGCGACGTTTGGCGGATGCCGTCCGCTGGAGCCCCGAAGAGAAGTGACGAGAGAAGACTCCATCGTTCCCGTGCGGCGAAGCTGAAGGGAAAGCCGCCGGGTGGCGTTGACGGCCGGCATCCCAGTGCCGGAGGGAGGATTCGAACCTCCAGGGGCGTCATGCCCGATTGGTCGTGGCCGTGTGTATGCAATCCGCGCAATGTGCGGGAAAGTAATGGATAAGGGGATTCGGCCACGCGCCGTCGGACCGATTGGTCCCGTCCTTGTTCTCCGGCCGGTGTCAGGCGCCGAGCATGGACTCGACCCTGGCGGCCAGATCCGGCCTCCGTCCGGCCGCCCACGCCATCGCGATGGGCGGGATGGCCATGGTCAGCCACACGAAGGCCGCGACGTGCTCCAGCGGGTGGCGGCACGCGTCGGTGCCGAACAGCACCCACAGGCACAGGCCCGCCGAGAGAGCGAGGACGAGGATGGCCGCCACGTGCGGCTTCTCCGCTGGTTTCACGTCGTCTTCGCGGTGGAAGTCGCTATCGGTCATTTCCGTTTCCCCCTTTCTGGTCGAGTTCCTTGATGGCGCATCCGCATTCGCGTTTGATGCGCTGCAGGTCGGTTTTGCTGAGGATGATGTCGAAGTGTCCCGTGGAGGTGCGGAAGCTCATCTGCGCCATCGCTCCCCCGGCCTTGTCGGCGAATGTCCTGATCTCGAATCCTCCATCGTCCATCCAGCTCATCGTCACAGCTCCTTGTTGATCGCGTCGACGACGATGTCCACGAGGTCGCCGACGCAGATGTCGACATAGCCGACGATGTGGCCGAGCGGACGGCTCGCGTCGATCTCCTCCCATTCACCGTTGACGGCAGGCCTGATGGCGTCGCCGCACTGGTCAAAGTCGTTGAAGATTGCTTTGACGCATTCCTTCCTGATGTCCTTCATTTCGTGTCCTTCCGTGTTTTTCAGATTCCGTGTTTCGCTTTGGCGTCGAAGTCCTGCAGGCTCGCGACCTTGACGAGGCGCTTGCCGTGCGGGCCGTTTGGTTGTTTGATCTTGACCTTGCCTTCCTTCGCCATCTTCATGAGCGTCTTCTCGCAGAGCCCGACCATTTCCGCGGCCTCCTTGAGTGGCACCCAGATCATGTATTTCGGCGGTTCCATCACATCGGCCATCGTCCCCACCTCCCTCACGCCGCGTCGGCGAGCGCCACGGGGACCATGGGGACTCCGGTGGCGAGTCCGAATCCGTCGACGATTCTGGAAAATTCCAGATACGAGGGGCAGGCACCTTCGCACAGTTCGTCGAACCTTTGCTGATTGAGTCCGCAGGCCGCGAGAAACGCTTCGTGGCTGAGGTTGCGTTCCTTCTGGAGGTTGTCGAGGAATCCAGGAGAGATTCTCAAAGCTTGCAGTTTGTTTTCGTCTGCCATGTCATCCGTCCTTTCAAACGTTTTCCGTTTCTGGAATACAAATTACCACTGATGGAAAAAATATGCAACTCGATGTGGTACAGTATTTTCCATAAACGGAAAATCTGGAAAGGAGGTGAACATGAATAATTCATTTGAGGAATGGGTGCAGGAGATCGCCGAAGGCGCAAGCAATCGAGAGATCGCGATGAAGGCCGGTATCCCAATGACCACATTCCACCGCAAATGGACCAAGGGTGAATTCACCGCGGAGGATGCCGTGACGATCGCTCGAGCGTATGGGCGCAATCCAATCGAAGCGCTTGTCGAACAGGGGACGCTCACGCCGGACGAAGTCCACAACGCCGGTGTCCACCCAATCGAGGAATTCACGATGCTCGAGCTCAGCCGTGAGATGCTCAGGCGCGTGCAGCAACAAGCCGCCGTGCCGGATTATCTCTCGGAGCCAATGGATGGCACGAGCGGAAAGAAGTCCGACTGAACGACACACCCCTGCAGCTACTTTGCGGCAGGGGTGTTGTCTTATCTAAGCTTGGAACGGGCATCAGAGAAGAGAAAGGGACGCCATGTCATCGAAGAATGGTCTGAAAATCCACCAGCCACACAAGCTGGAAACGAAAATCAAAGCTCTGACGAAAAGCGACGTAAGCTTCAAGTCCGCGGCATGCGTATGCGTCGCCTTGTTCTGCGCCGCCGTACTGGCCACGGCTCCAATCGCCTACACTGCAGGCACCAAGTCGGCGGCCACGAAGGAAGTGGCACAGAGCATGGCGGCGGACAACAAGGATTACGCGAAGCTCATCAAGAAATACAACAGCCTCGTGGATGAGTACAACGGGGTCGCCGACGACTACAACGACGCCAAGGATGCAATCGCCGAAGCAGACAACGTGAAGGCCGGCATCAAGGACCTCAATTCGCAGCATGACGAGCTGCAGAAGAAAGTGGACGCGAAGAAGGCCGAGCTGCAGTCCCTGACCGGCCAAGTGGACCAGGCGAAAAAGAATTCCATCTCCGACGGCGTGTGGCAGGTCGGCAAGGACATCGACGCCGGCACATACCGCGCCACAAGCCAGGTGGGAAGCGACTGCTATTGGGAGATCTCCACCGATAACGGCGACAACATCATCCAGAACGACTTCCCTGGTGGCGGTTATCCGGAAGTGACGGTGAGTAATGGTCAGCAGTTAAAGATCAGCTCATGCGGCACTCTCACCAAGCAGTAATCACGAAGCCCGGCCCGATGAAAGCCGGGCTTTACCGTATCTACTCCCCCATCGCCTCTAGTTCGGCGAGCCGCGCGCGCAGCCTGGCGATCTCCTGGTCACGCTCGGACGCCTTCGACGCCTTGGACGGATCGAGCGTGGCGGCCACCTTGTCGGCGAGCGCCCGCTGTCTTTTTTCGGTGGTGCGTTGGTAGTGGATGGCCATGTTGGGTGTGGTGTGTCCGGCGGCGGCCATGAGTTCGCGGACGGTGGCGCCCTGTTGTGCGAGCATGGTGAGCGCGGTGACGCGCAAATCGTGGAATCTGAGGTCGTCGCGTCCGGCCTTGTGGCGGGCGGCTATGAAGTCGCTGCGCATGCTCGATAGTGCGATCGGCGAATTTCGGTCGTGGATGATGCTGATTCGTCCACGGAAGATCCATGCGTCCGGTTTGTCCTGGACCCATCTGTCGAGGTGTGCTTTGATTTCCGGGATGACGGATTCCGGCAGTGGCTCCGTGCGTCGGCTGGCCGGCGTCTTCGGGTCGCCGGCGATCGAGCGTTTCTCGGCGAGTCTGGTCCGGCGGATGGTGATGGTGCGGCGATCGAGATCGATGTCCTGCCTTTGCAGTCCGCAGACCTCTCCGATGCGCAGTCCTCCGGCGGCGATGGCGAGCGTGATGGCGAGGCGCAGATGGCGTGGCATGGAATCGTGGATGACTCGGAGCTCTTCCGCGGTGGCCGGTTCGGTCTCACTTCGGCGGCGGACTGGTGGGATCCTGACATCGAAAGGCGAGCGCTTGATGACGGAATGGCCGTCGGCGTCCGGTTTGGCGGCGGCGGCGAGTATCTGCCGAAGGTAGAGGAGCCTGACGCGCCGCTCGTGGTCCGTGGTCTCGGCGGCAAGCTCTTGGTCGTATGCTTCAATGTCTTTCGGGCCGATGCGGTCGAGCACCATGTGGCCGAAGCGTCTGCAGAGGATGCGTCCGTAATACTCCGACAGCCGCGTCGTGCCTTCGTGCAGCACTCCCGATTCCAAGCGGACGCGGTTCCACTTGTCCACGAATTCGGCGAAGGTCATGCCTTTCTCCCGCTCACGCCTTCGGATGATCCTCTCGGGCTGCCAGACTCCGGCATCGATTCTTTTTCGCGCTGCGGAGAGCCATGCGGCCGCATCGTCGCGGCCTTCCGGTGTGAGCGGGAAGGTGGTGGTCTGCCTCGCCGCCAGTCCGGGCCATTGTCCGAAGGCGTCCACCGGTGTGGGGTAGGATGCCTCGATGTATTTTGGATTCGACTTGTTTGGCTTGACGACGATCTTGCCGAACCTGCGCATTTCGATTTTCCTTTTTCGTGTCTTCTCGTGATTGGTGGTACCACTCGAGATACCACCTCTAGACTACCTCAGGAGTGGTTTTAATGCGCTTTTTTTCCTAACGTTTCCGTTTGACACGGCGTGGGCGTCTGCTTGGAATCGTTGGAATGAAGCCGTTTCTTGGACTTCATTTTATTACGGCAGGCAAAATGTCACGTAAAGCGACTGACTGCGTTCCGTAGGTGATTTTTGCGTTCCGTAGGCGGTCAGCTTCGAATCCGGACACGAGCAAACGCCTAATTCCAGGCATCTC